CTGGGATGCAGAAGATCCTGCAGCAGTTCTTGCCGAGTTGGGGACTGATGCAGAGGAGGCGTTTATGCTCTCAGCAGCTACGGTGGAGCTGTTCGCCGCTATCCTACCGGGAAGCAGAGACACTGAGCTTGCAGAACTACTTGCTAAGGTCGAAGCAATCCCAGCATTCACCATCAAGAGCGATGGCACTGTGACGCTCGACGCTTAAAGCGGAGACAATACAAGTATTGGTAAGTGGCACTAGCCACTACTTAACAGTTAGTAGTACGAACCGTAAATATCGTTATTGTTGATGTTCATATCTTGAACATCATCACGGGATAGATCATCAACATCGAACGGATCTTCCTCTGTTGGGTATGTCTTACCCGCTGAGCTCAGCTGGCCTATCAATGTAGATGACAGAGTGCCTGCGAAGGCGTTATCGAATACTTGCTCGTTGACATCCTCACCAGATAGCCCATTCTCGAAGGAGTAATCGAAGCGCTTAGCGCGGAGTCTATATACATAGTGACCAAGGACAGGATTGATTGATGATACATCTTGATCAACACGCTCTGAGATCTCATACAATCTACCACCACGTCCATTAGGTCTATCGCATCCCAGACTTGGTATAGATATAACATCACCAGCCTTAGGCTCTATATCCTGACCCACTGCACTGTAATCATATGCAGCTGATGCAGTCGTAGTAAATGTTGTGATGTGAACGTACCCAACAAAATCATCCCCTGGATCATATCCAAACTGAGTGAGCTGTAGTGCGTCCTCACTTACCTCAACATACATCTGTATATCGAATGGTGTCCCAAAGTTCTTTGTAGGGTGCTCACCATATAGTAAATCAGCGGCAGATAGATTGAATCCATTAACATAGTAGTTAATAGCTAATCCTCTACTATTGATGAGATCTCCATAAGCCATATCAAATACCAATTGCTCAGCTTCTAATACAGCCGGGTCAACTACCTGACCACAAACGGTACCACCTACAGCCGCAAATACATCAGCGGGTGTACATGTTGATCTTGTATCGTTACAGTTGCTCATTGTACCTTATTTAGCATTCCGCATGAATTTCCTTCTGCATCTGTGTACATTCTGACCTGCACCTTAGAATTGCCTAAGCTCTTTTGACTACCATCTTGAAACTTCATATCATAGTCATTGAGCACTGCTCCAAGCTGATCACCCATTAATAGTATTTGATGAGCACTACCACTTATCAGATTATTAACATGAGGAGATTTATGCTGATACTCTTTGGGCACACTATTGAGATGTTTCTTATTAGGCCCAATACTATTGATATCCTTACCATTATTAGGCTTGACATTCATGTACTTATCACCCTGATAATACTCTACGAAGGTTATCACATCAGTATTTAATAAAAAAACGGTCTGAAGCATTGCCTCAGACCGTTTAATTATGTAATTGTTTAGTTATACCTTATTCGAATGCACTTTTGCCAACCTTAAGATTTCCTACCTTATTCTGCTTGCCCATGTTAACTTCCTTAGAATGAGCTGAACCAGCATCAATCTTCGAAGAAGCACCTCTGGCTGCTGCAGCACCACGCGCCTTCAAGTTACCGACTTTATTCGACTTACCCATGTTGACTTCCTTAGTGAGAGCCGATCCAGGATCAACACCCTCTTCATCCTCTTCATAATCCATCGCTCCGAACTCATCACCACCCTCAAGGTCACCCTCAAGGTCACCTTCTTCATCATCTCCGAGCATCTGGCTAAGAGCGTCACACAACGTTTGAGCAAGTTCACGTGGAAGAGATACAGTAATCTCATCCTCACCCTCACCATCAACATCATCTTCGTCACTAATACCAAGAGCGTCAAGCTCTTCGCCATCAATCTCCTCCATCTCGTAGTTTTCCATAACCTTGCTGTAAAGCTTGTCAAAAGTAGTATTACTCATGTTAGTATTTACTCGCTCTGAGACGATTTTCTTCAAGTTTATGGGGAATTCTTCATCTTCTGAACGGTCTTGCAATCTCTCTTCGTTTCGGTCTGAACGAGAGTGATAACCATCTCCGAATTCATGATGCTCATTATCGTCATCGACTAATATACGTAGAGCTACTATATCTTTACCTAGCATATTGATTCTTACTACACTCTCACCCTCTTCATCTTTATACCCAATGTTGCCGAGGATGGCCGCACCACCGTACCAGCCATCAGCCCAATTAGAGTCAGGGTCTGTATAAGTGTTATCAAATAAATCATAACCGTCGCCGTCACCTTGGATCCAGTTATATAATCCCTGCATATCAGAGAATTGATCGATTATATCCATCCTTCCACCTCTAGTATCTAAGATACGGATAATCTCTCCTCCCGCGCTGTTAATTTCTTCGTCTTCGTCTTCGTCTTCACGATAATCATTATAGCTATCTTTCATCGCTTGCTTTAGCTCAGCGGCTTTATCACGCGCCTTTTCTTTATGCGCATCCTTACAGTCCTCATCCTCTTCATCCTCCTCTGCAGATATACCATAGAAGTTAGACACCTGATCAGCTTTAGACATCTTAGATAGATCAAGCTTTGGCTCCTCGAAGCCATCTGCATTAGCAGGTCCACCATCAGATTCTAGATCAGCACAGCCAATCTCACCAACTGGCTGTATTTTTTCACTTACTACTTCAACACTATCTAGCATATCGCCATATAGGTTGCCTAGTGTTCCGTTATCTTTTTTATGAGACATATACATATTTATATAAATAGAGTTACATAATGAGTGGTAATATGTTTTATCTAGGTAATAAGAATTTACCTAATAGTAAATGGAGAGGAGAATATACTAAGGATCAGGTTAACCAGCTCAAGAAAGCGGCAAAGAATATATTATACTTTGCTGAGAACTTCTTCTTTATTATTAATCTAGATAGAGGTAGGGAGAAGATCAAACTTTATGCCGCACAGAAAAGAGCGCTTAGAAAGATGAGAGATAATAGATTCTATACTCTCTTAGCTAGTAGACAGATAGGTAAATCAACACTAATGACAATATATCTATTATGGCAAGCTTGTTTTAATCCAGATCAACGCATCCTATTAGTAGCTAACAAAGAAGCTACAGCCATTGAAATCTTTAGTAGGGTTAGAATGGCATACGAAGAACTCCCTAACTGGCTCAAGCCTCCTGTTAAGGAGTGGGCTAAGACATCCATGGAGCTTGAGAATGGTAGTAAGATTAGTATCACAACTACAACCGGTACTGCTGCTCGTGGACAGTCCTGTAACTGCTTAGTGATTGATGAGTGCGCCTTTATTGAACCACACCTCATCGATGAGTTTTGGAAATCTGTATTCCCTATTATCACATCATCTAAGAAGTCAAAGGTGTTTATGTGTTCTACCTCCAATGGTACAGGCAACCTATTTCATAGGATATATCAAGGTGCTGTTGATAAGGCTAATAGTTGGGCGCATGATAGAATCATGTGGGATGAAGTACCTGGTCGTGATGAAGCGTGGGCTCAAGAGACTAAGACAGCGCTTGATAGTCATGATGCCTGGCTCCAAGAATTCTGTTGCGAATTCTTAGACTCTGGCGATTCTGCTATTGATACAGAGCTATTCGAGGAGATGAGCAAGAAGTGCTGCGCACCTAAAATCATCTTAAATGATGGTAATTATAGAATCTGGGAAGAGCCTAATCCTGATAAGGTTTATGTTGTTGGTGTTGATACAGCTGAGGGAGTTGGAGCTGATGGGTCCTGCATGCAAGTCTTAGATATAACAGACCTAAGAGATATAAGACAAGTGGCAACATTTCACTCTAGACTTATACCACCATCAGAATATACTGCAGAGGTATATAAGATACTCAGAAACTGGGGATCGCCCTTAGCATTAATCGAACGAAATAATTGTGGAGCTCAGATTGTTGATAGATTACTAGAAATGGGATATGAGAAGGTTGTATCATATGGTAATAAGGCAGCTCACAGAAGGAGCGTGATGCAAGGGATGATAGCTCACACAAACACTAAGTTTAGGGGCGTAACTAATATGAGGTACTTTATCAATGATGTACGTGCAGTTACTATCTTTGAGAAGGAGACCTTAGATGAATTGAAGAGTTTTATCAGACATCCCAATGGCTCTTGGAAGGCACGGAAGAGTTTGCATGATGATAGAGTGATGGCCTTACTATATGCCCTGTTTATACTTGAGAAAGAAATTGCTGAGAGGTTCTTCGAGATCACTGAGATAGATGATTATGGTAAGCCTAGTGTAATGGAGCCAATGGATTTTGGTATAACATACTTTGAGGACCCAACATCTATATATCTAGACAATGAGTTAGAAGGGCTACAAAGTCATACAATGAGTGCTATTGTGTGGGATGTTGGTGATAGTGATGGAGAGATAGACGAGATGGCTGAATTAGAGGCTGACGGATGGTCGGTCCTTAACTAAATAATAATATGGCAAAGAACGCTCTACAGCAATCGATATTAAACAAGGCTAGTGAGGATAAGTTTCTTCTTGTGTTTGATATACCACCTATCTTAAAATCTCGTAACAGACACTTTAATCACAATAATGTCAATTTTATCAAGGAGTCTGTGCAGTTTTCGATAGCTAAAACAACAGTACCTGAGATTACTGTACCAGCTGTTGAGATTAGAGATGCAGGGAGCACGCTATATGTATCGTCTCATAGTAAGAATTCATATCCTCCTGTAACTGTAGAGTTTAAGATTGACAATGAATATAAGAACTACTGGACAATCTATAAGTGGCTTAATTTACTACACGACGAGAAGTTAGGACATTATAATGCTGATGAAATAGGTGCGATTCATAACTCGATGGATGATTATCAGACTGATCTTACGATATTTGGGATGGATGAATTTAACAACAAGCGTATCAAGTTTATCTATAAGAAGGCGTTTCCAACGACTCTTGAGAGTATTCAGTATGATTATCAGGCTACAGATGAGCTAATATCCGGTTTCACCTTTGTATATTCGCAGATGCATGTAGAAGTATTAGACTTTTAGAGTGTTAATCCTGAGACCTTAATATAAATAATATCTTTGTCATATAATATGTTGCCAAGATAACATAAATAACTGTATGTCCCAAAGAACTATAACAAGTCCCGGTGTTGAGATACGAGAGAGTGATTTATCGCTGATCGCTCCTCAAAACATAGGAACAAATGTGTTTATAACAGGTTTTGCTCAACAAGGTCCCATCGATGAAGTACTTAAGATTACGACTCGCCAAGAGCTTGTTAATATTTTCGGAACTCCATCGACATCTCCTGAGCGATACTTCTATCACTCAATTGCCGAATTGCTAAACTCTCCAGCTAACATATATGCAACACGTTTACCATAC